GACCTCGCGAAGTCTTTGATTTCCTTGCGAACAACCTCACCCTTGGCCTCGTCTGCCAAGTCAGGGATGGCGGTGCGTAAGCGTTCCGCTTCCTGGACAATCTGGGCTTGAAGGCGTGCTTGTTGCTCGGCCTGCTGGCGTTGTGCCAATTGCGCTCGTTCCTGACGAACCGCAGCGAGTTGTTTCTCGCGCTCCACTTGCTCTGCCATTTTCACGGCGTAGCCAATGGGGTCAGTCTCTTTAAGAGCGGCCATATCTTCCTGCGGACTCTGTGCGAGGACTTGCTCGATCACTTGGAGTCGTTGGGCATACTGGTCACGAAGTTTAGACGCCTCATCAATCTTGGCCTTTTCAGCCTCGATTACCTTGCGCTGTTCTGCAAGTTGCTGCGTCTTGCGGGTGTAATCTGATGTGCGGGAATAGCCCTTAATGAGTTCGTCAACGTCAACCTCCACCTCATCGTTGTCTACCTTGACACGATATTTGGGGGTTTGTTGGGGTTCCTCTTGGACTTCCTCGCCTGCTTCGACTTCTTCGGGTGAGTCCTCGTACTCGGCTTGCGCCTCGTATTCTGGCTCCTGTGGGGCTTCTGGTTGGCCTTGCGGCTCCGTTGGCTCCATCATCCCGAGAAATGCGCCAGCGGCATCTCTTACTGTCTTAACACTTCCTTGCGGATTGGTGTCGTCCATTGTGACCTCTTAGGTTGTTAAAAAATCTTGAACCGCTTCCCTTTGATTTCATTGGTTGCGGCTATTGATTCCAATGAGGCGATAAATTCGTCTATGCCGCGTAACTTCTGCAAGGCACGTTCCCGAATGTCTATCGCGTCCTCATGGGAGTTCAATACTGTATCAATATACATCTGACGTTGCTTTTTTACAACATCTTGGAAAAAGTCGTCTTTGAGCAATGTGGTTGCTCGGCCAACTGGGTTATCTATCAACCTTCACCTGTGCTTTCTGCGGCGCGTGATGGGGTAATCCTGACGATCCTGCCCTGTGCGTCTACGAACTCCGTACCGGGGATGTTTTCCTGCTCGACAATCGGCCTGCCGCCACGGTATCCGATGGCGTTTGGGTCAAACTGTCCCGGCAGGAACGTATCAATCGGAGCTTCCACGATAGGCGCACCAAACTGGAACCCGACCGGAAGGTTCGGAATGTAGCCAGCCACGCCGGAACGGAAGGTCGGCGCTCCTTTGGCGTCAAACGGGATAAACGATGATTCCAGACCGCGCTCAGAGTAAAACTGCGGGGTCATCGGTGTTGGAACAAAGTTAGAACCAGCAAAAGAGCGGTTTACGGTGTTTGACAGTAGTCCGGCAAAGTTCTCGGGTGTCACGACCGTTTCTGGGTTAAATCTTGTTGATGCCGTGTAAACATTTGGAGCAAACGGGTTGACGATGTTTTGCCTAACCATCTCGTCGCCAAACATTAGGTAAGACGGGGTATAACCAAGATCGGGAAGTGCTTTGGCTCGTTTTAGAGCTTCTGCCCGAGCCTTTGTAATGTCTGCATCCTCGCCCAATTGCATACCGAATAATTGGTCTACAACCACCCCTGCCTGCGGGCGGGATAGTGCCGCGTAGGTCTCGTCCATGTTTTTGGCACTAGACAAGTCGTTCATCAGGGTTTGTGCATCGCGCAAAGAAAGCGCACCAGAGTTGGTAGCGATCTTGATGGCATTAGCAATTCGGTTCTCGTCCAAAATGTCTGCGCCAGCGGTGGTTATAAACTGACCAGTCTTGGCGTCGTAAGTAGAATTTACAGGCCGCATGGTTACCGGCGTTACAAATTGCGCCTGCAAGTTGTCTGGGCCACCTTGTGCGACATCGTAAATGCTTCTGTTAGCAAACCGGCCACCGTAGGGATCGGCTTCCAAGGCGTTGGATATGATCTCTAGGTACTGGTCCGGGGTTACGCCTAGACGCTGGACATCGGTCCCAGCAGCACCGCCACGGATAAACGCTTCAAGGTTGTTGGATGTCAAAGTCGGATCACTCTGCAAGCGGCTCATCCAATACGAATAACCCTCTTGCTCGGGGTTTCTACCTAACTCGGTACGGTACTCGCTGGTTACAAGCTGGGTGTCAAAGTTCTGACCTTCCAAGGACTGGTTGATCTCGCGGATAACGTCGTCAACGGTTTTAGCACCGCTTGTAAGCTGCTGGGTGTAAAACGTCATCCCGCCTTCGTCTGGCGGGCGACCTAGTTGGTCCCGATACACTCCGGTCAGAAAGTCTGCGTAATCCATGTTATCCCCTTACCGCACGGATACCGGCGGCAGTTGCGTCTATGCTTGTCTGTGCTGCTAGTTCTTGTTGCTTAAGCTGTATTTCTGCGGCTGCTTTCTCTTGTGCAAGTGCAATATCAGCCATTGCCTTCTCGCGCTTGACTTGAATGTCTGCCTCAGCCTTTGCCATCATTGCCTCGATCTGAGCCTGTGTCTGGGCCATGACTGCTTGGACCATTGGATCAGGCTGTTGCTGTTGGGGCGGCGGGCTGGATAGTGCTTGGTCCATCTCCGGGGTGATCTCGCGGAAGAACTCGGACGAGTCCTTGAACCCTGCGGCCTCGATGAGCTTGCCAAGGGTCTGGCGGTATTGACCGACCGACACCAGCGGATTGGCAGGGCCGTACTGCTGGATGATCCGCTCTTGCTTGTCCAGAACCATTGCGATCATCGCCATCTGTTGCTCTTTGGAGCCAGTTCCCAAACCGACGTTGATGGACAGGTCGTACTCGTTAGACCACTCACGCGGGTCAATTGCGGTGAACTTGCCCCGCAGACGGATGATCCGTTGCTTGTCTTGGTACTTGCAAACCAGATGCAGGATGTTTCTAAAGAGGTCTTTAATACCGGTCTCGGCAAATAAACGAGCGATTAACTCGATTCTTGCCGCACCGGCGTTTTGCATCATCGCCACAGCCGTTGCCGTGGTGTTGGTCAGGATGTTGGGGTCTAGACCTTGAGAAGCCTGTGTAACGCCTGTGCGCTTTTGCTGGATCTGGTCCATGTAGTCCAGCATCGGGAAGGCTTGACCGGCAACTAGCGGGACGTTGATTGGGACTACGGCTTGCGGATTCTTGACACGCACAACCCCACCGGGAGTAACGGTCAGCATATCGTCTAGGTTGACCTGACCGTCCACAACCATCATTCGAGCGTTGTTGGACAGGTACAGGTTGTCCAGAATTTGACGGGTGATCGTGGTCTTAATTAACTGCAAGTCAGTTACACGGTCAGCCAGGCTGTGTCCGTAGAACTTGTGCGGCATCGGGATCGGGCAGAGCGAGCAGAACGGAACGTAGTCTGTCTCCTCGTTTTCCAGAATCTCGTGTCCGGCGTAGACAATGCGACGCAGTTCGGCAATACCGTCCCCGTCGTAGTCCACCTTCATATAAGCCTCATAGACTTCGATCTCTTGCATGGACGGGTCAAGGCTAGGATCGTCTGGTTGCTCGCCATTGGAGAACCGGGCCACGCGCTCTGTCGTGTATTCCAGATCGTTGTAGGTCGGCAGGTCGTCCACTACCTTCTTGGGAAATCCCATAGCGACCAGCTCGGAGCGGGTAGCTAAGCGGCGGTGAGCGCAGAACGGGCTGTCGGACAGAAGGCGGGTTTTCTTGCTGACGATGAATTCTTCAGGCGCAAGGTTCTCAATGACCACGCGGCCCTTCTTGTCAATCTTCTTGATCTTGACGTTGTAGGCGTAGACCGGAACCATCTCCGGGGCTTCCATCTGCTCGGCTTGGGCAACGGCGTTGGGGTCCATGAACGCTGGAGCCGGAGCAGGAACTTCTCCGATCTGGATTTCTTCCTGGCTGACGACTTCGTACTGCCCATCCGAGAGCAGCAGGGCAAGCTCGTCTTGACTCAGGTTCTCGTATGACTCGGTATTGACATCGGTCATATCCTCCCACCAAACCTTGACGATGCCGTTTTTGTAGATCAGCGCATCCTTGATCCAGTCGTGCAGAATCGTGACACCGGGGTTTTCAGCCATGAATACCCAGTTGCAGTACTCGGTGGCTTGCTTGGCCTTGTCCTCATCGCCCGGACCTTTAGGCTCGAACCGCACCACATCGTCAGACTGAGTAAAGATACGCAACAGTTGAGGGAGTGCGCCGTCAATGGCTTCTGCAACCTCGCCGGTTACGATCTGCGAGCGCCCCTCTACCTCGTTTCCATACGGATCGCGGTTGTAGGCTTTGATGGCCTGGCGACGCTGCTCTGTGGTTTCGGTGTTTAGATAGCCGAGAGCGTTGTCGATCTCGTTATCTAACATCCCTTTGAGTTGAATCTGGTCCATTTACACGATCCATTTAGTTGAAACTGCAATCGGTTTACCCCAATTGCTTGTGGTGTTTAGGCCGACAGCGAGGTATCTAAAGGCGTCGCTGGCGTGTGAGCTCCAGTCGTGGAGTGGTTTGTCATAAAACACGTTGCGCTTCTCGTCATGCTCTCTGCGGTAGTTACGCAGCGCGTCTAGTCCCTGCTTCACTCTAGGGTGAAAATAGCAGTTGGGCAACATCCTGCGAACCGCTTGGATTCCGTCGTCCACACCTAGTCTCGGGCAGACTGTGATGTTCAATCCTAGGTCTTGCAAAATCTCTTTTCGGCTCTTGCCGGTTCCCAGTTCCCTGACCTCTACGTCGTGCGGCAGGATGTGTTCTGCCTGCGTGTAACCGTTG